ATAACCAAGGGGGTATGTCGTTAAGACGACCCCCCACTAGTCCTTTTTACTACTTTACGGTACAAATCTAAAGGATCAATCTCTATTATTCGATCAATCGCTCTTTCAATCTCTTCTTCTTCCTCATTTGGAGTCATATCATCAGTTACTTTAGCAATTCTTGCAAGTTTATTACAAGTGTAATAACCTTTTTCAATGTCAAAGTCAAACCATTTGTCAAATTCGTCAAAAGGATCAAAAGGATTATCAATTGTTGTAATGTTAACTTGTTGATTTAACATTTTAATTCACTCCTTTCAAATACTTTGAAACTGTTGAAGAAGAAAGATTCATCTTTTCAGCAATTTCTTTAATTGTAAAGTTTGAGTTGGCAAGTGCTTTCATTCTTGCAATCTGTGTATTTGTTGGTGATTTACCAGCTTTTGGCATTGCTCTTTGTCTTAAAATGTCAGGATCTGAATTATCTAATATAATCTTTAATCTATTATCAGAAATGGCACCAGCTTGTATAGCTTCCCATTCTTTATCTTCAATTTTAATAGATCTAGCACTTCTTTTAATAGATCCAACTTCTTCTCTATATTTTGTAATTGCTCTTTGTGAAACTTTTCTTAAATCTTCACCTTTTAATGCAGGATCAGCTTCCTGTTTTCTCTTTATTTCAGCAGCCGCTAGTCTAGTTGCTAATCTTTCTTTTGGTTTATTCTTTTTAGCCTCATTTAATTTAGCTTCTAGAGATGACACTTCTTTAGCATATATTTTAGCAGCAGTTCTATTATATTCTAGGTTACCGGTCTTTATTTTTTCCATACGTGCACGGTTAGCTAAAGCTTTCATACTATTAGCATAATCGGCGTATAATTTTTCCATTGGGTGGTGGCGGACTGATTCTAAATCATGGGCATTAGTTACTTCATTCATCTCGGTAGTATTATCAGTACGCATACCTCTTTTATATCGAATGGTTTCATCCTTATTAGTAAAATATACTTTACCTGTCTTAGCATCTTTCTTCATAATAGGATTATATTTATTATTATCTGTTTTATTATTAATATCCCATGTTATCTTTTTACCAGACTCGGTTATTAATGTTTTCTTACCGGGTCTTCTTATCATAGTTACCTACAGCATAATATAGTTCACTATCTGGTGCATTAAAATATATCTTTGCTCCTTCTGGTTTTGTAGGATCATACCAGGATTTACCTTTTTGATTTATTCTAGCTTCACCTTTTCTTTTAGGAACTTTCTTTTCTCTTTTAGCCTTAGAAACTATAGTAGAAGCACCACCATAACCAATAATATTACCATCCTTATCTACTTTTATTTGGTATTTTTTTCTTAAAGCAGCAATATTATTATCTCTATACGATTGATGGTAATCTAATTTATGTTTCTCAGCATCAATAACAACCATTGAATGTCTAACAGCTCTAGCTAATTCATCATCAGTTGCGGCAAATAAAGTCATATCAGTAATAAGATTAGATATCTCGCCCATTTTTAGATTAGTTCTAGTCATTGGTTTAAATTCTTTTCCATATCTATAATAATGTTTATTACCTTTACTATCAATTTCAACCTTATCATATTGATACATTTTTGAATCAAAATCTTTTAGACCTTTCAATGGATCTTTATTTAATATTTTTACTCTACCTCGACTATCATGTGTTGGTATACACATAACTGTATCACCATCAAAATCAGCACCAGATAATCTATCAGCTACTTTTTTACTAATACCAACAGCATCTATAGCATCAGTTGGTAATATTTTTCTAGCTTTAGGATTTTTATTATCTACTGTCAAAATAGGAATTTCAAATATACCACCATGTGGATACCTAATTAAAGCTAATTTAGTGCCATCTTTATATCGTGGTGCATAAATTTTATCTTCTCCCATAGCGTTTATTGGAATAATGACATGATACTTTTGACCTGGTAAAGCAGCTGCTTTTAAATCATTAGCAGCACCATCACATTTATCAGCGAATTTTTCTAAATAATATTTTTTAATTGTGGGATTATTTAATTTCATAATATCCATAAATTCGGCTTCTTTATCAACTCTAGCCAAATTTAATTGTTTGGCAGCCATGTTTTTTGATTGTTTAGATAAAAATTGTGAAGGTAATCCATCTTTCCATTCAGTCCAATCTCCTTCACTAGCTCTTTTGTTAATTAATCCTAATTTCTTTTTACCATTCTTATCAGTATACCAATATTGTCCACCAATATCAGCATCTTTTATAGCTGAACCAAAAGGATTATCTGGATCATTCTTTATTTCTTTTAATACATCCAACTTTTTAGGATATTTTTCCCTTGTTTTATTTGTATTAAATACTAAATCATATCCATCAGGTATATCATCTGAATATATAGCCATACCTTTTATATAATGAGTTTTATCTACTAATATTCTTATTTGTGAATATCTATCGCCTTTTAAATCTAGATCAGGTACACCTCTACGAAGTTCAATAATACCATCTTTATCTATACCTTTAACACCATCTTTACCAACATCATTAGCATATCTCACTAACATTCTTCTAGAATCCATGCTTGTAGGATATGTAAATTTCTTCTCAAAAGTTTGTCCGCCATCTTTAGTAACATAATCTTTTATAGATTTTATTTTATCATATTCATATATTTCAGATGGTGTTTTTCCATTTTTTCCAACAATATCTGGAGTCGTTAAAACCTTAAGACGAGTCTTTTGATTTGGATTAGTAGGTTGAGGAACATTGGCACCATAAACATGATATCCTTGTTTTTCTAAAATATATAATGCTGTATTTAATTTTTCTCTAGATATACCATTTAATACATCTATTTCAGCATCTCCACCAACATCTATCATTTTCTTTTTATCTACTTGATCTTTTAAAAACTTAGCTGCATTCTGAGCTTGATATATTTTAGAATCTTCATCAACTTTTAACCAACCTCTAACTGTTGATTCACGTACACCCATTCTTCTAGCAACTTCTGAAGTACTATGCTCTTTTCTAAGATTTTTGGCACGAGTAACTATATCTTGTTGAACTGAATTTAAAGCTATTGTTTTTAAAGTTCTATATTCGGTACTATTAATACCAAACTCTTTTTCTATATTTGAAGGTGTTTCCTCCCAACCACTTTTTCTTAATCTCTCTATTCTATCTAAAAAAGAAGTTGGTGCACCGACTCTAGGGTCTTCACCAGAACCCCATGGAAAACGACCAGAATGTGGCATAAGACCAACATGTGGAGTACCATAATGTTCTATAAACTCTTCATCATTCATTTTTCCAGAACCATAATATGATTTCATTTCTTCCACTAATGGATTCATAGCTATACACCCCTTTCTATTTTTTCTAATATTTTATCTACATGAACTATTTTATCAATAATTGGTACAATATCTTCAGCTGTTGGTTCATGAATAAGTATTTCATCATTTTGATATATTCTTAATTCCATATGAATATCGCTTGGTTTAATTTTATATTCTAAACAAAATAATGCAGCATATATTTCTAACTGTTCCATATGTACAGGTCTTCTACCCGTTTTTAAATCATGAATTCTCAAAAAGTTATTTCTGAAACATATAGCATCAGCTGTCCCAAAAAATCTTTCTGAATAAAACAATACAACTTCAGTGCTCATATTAAACCCTATTGCATCATTCACATAAGAATAGATAGTTTTTTTAGAGCGAGATTGTTTTATACCTAAATCAATTGTTTGTTTTGCCCATTCATGTAATCTAGTTCCCATTTCAGCAGCTTGAAGATTATTATAAACTTCTACAATTTTATCATCACTATATCTTAACCAACTAGATTTACTAGCACCAAATGGAGCATGTAATCCTTCTAAGTTAGTATGTTTATTAAAAAACATTTTTACAACCTCCTTGGTTTATTATTCTCTTTTAAAAAAATTTTTGTAACTCATCTAATACTTCATCTTTATTCTCAGGATATATAAATCTTGAGAATGACATTTTATTCATTTTATCAACATAATAATCTTGATTAGGTTGATGTTCTGCTTTAGAATGTCTTTTGTTTTCTAATGTGGCCCATTTATTTTTATAGAGAATAAGTAAATCAGGTATACCTTGAATATTGCTTGAATCCATTTTTGTTACTATACAACCTGGAAACATTGATTTTAATTCTTCTTTCAAATTTTTTTGAAATTCACTTTCTTTTTTCAAAATATAACCTCCTTTAAAATATTTTATGCTATGTTTTTAAAAACAAAAGAGTAAGAAATATGGCGCTTCATCTATCATCACTAATTTCTACTCTTCCTCTCTCATAAAAGGCCATGTTTCTGTCGCGAATTATTTATTGCTTGTATCTTTACTTATTTCTTTATCACCATTAACACAATTATGAATTTTTATTTTTAAATTAAATATATTATTTATAGAATTACTAAGAGAACATATTGAACCTGCTAATGCAAATCCAACAGACATTGCAAATATTAAAGCAATCCAATGAAATTCTATTTTTCCAACATAAAATAATCCAACAAATAAAAATATTAGTGAATATAAATTATACATTGTTTTCCTCCTTTAAATATTTTTGTAATATATATGGTATAAATAATAATTGATTAGCTTTAATTTCTAATATTGTTAATATCTTATTTAAAATATAGGCATTTGGTGTGACTTTCCCTTTAATATATCTGTTAAGTGCTGGTTGTTGTATTCCCAACATTTGAGCAAAGTCTGTTTCTGTTATATATTTTCTTTGTAATAAATCATGTAAACGTCTTCCAAATTCAAATCTCCATTCTTCTTCAGTAAGGGTGGGTTTGTTATATCGAATACGTCTATACATGTTTATAAAAGTATCATAAATATACATTGTACCATCTGTAAATATAATTAATACATCATAATCACTAACCCAACATAAAGTCTTCACATCTTCACGTTTGGAATTTAATCTACAAGTATTTACATACGGCCATAATAAATGTAAATCATCCTCTATTTGTGACATATAAATCCTCCTTTCTAAACTGTTTTTTAATTATAACATATTTGTTATAATTTTTGCTCAAAAAATGTGTTTTGGCCAAATGCCCACTTTTTTTTGCAAACTTTCTTTATTTTTTTAACTTTATAACATATTTGTTATAAAATCAAATTTTTTAAATAATAATAGGTTTTTAAAAATATTTGGCCACAGAGCCTTCAAACCCTACAGCCACAACAGTTTCCGCCTGCCCACTTTTGTTTTTCTGCCCACTTTGTTTTTGGCCTTATAACATATTTGTTATAATTTGAAAATGGTCTGCCCACTTTTCTGCCCACTTTTTTGGCCATTTTGCCCACTTTTTCGGATGGATTTGGCCACAAAATTTATAACATATTTGTTATAA